CCACGGCGTGCTCTTCCTCGATGAACTGCCCGAGTTCAAACGCTCCGCCCTCGAGGTCCTGCGCCAACCGCTGGAGGACGGCGTCGTCAGCATCTCCCGCAGCGCCGGCAAAATCACCCTGCCATACGGTTTGGTTTATTGACAGTAGATGTAGGCTGCCAAAACGTGCAGATACGGTCAACAGCAAACCCCGACCCTCTTAGGACTCCCCTACACTCTTATAAGAGAGAGACGGACACCCCAGACCCACCCCCAGAGACAGGACAACCCCTCTGGAATCGACGGACACCCCCAAAAGGGGAGAACCCCACCTTTAACTGGTGGGGTTCATTTTCTCCTTTATCTCTTCCGTCTCCAAGACCTCTTCCAACTTCATCCTGACGTGGTCCACCCCCTCAAAGGTCAATGAGGACGAATCACGGATGTTACCCCATGAATCAGGGAACTTTTTCAAGTCCATGATTGATTCGGATAAATCGTGTTTCACGTTAAATGACTTTGTGCCCTCCTTAACCCTTTTCGCAATTCGGGAAAGGGTCAGGTCCAATACAGTTTGTTTTTTTAGTTCTGACATAATATGAATTCCATTTGGTCTAGTTGGATTCTAGGAACGAGAAGAAATCCCGTTCACAGTCATATTAAGAATTTTTTGAACTTCTGTCAATAGTTATCTTACCAACTTGCAATGGTTCTCCATGCCCCATCCCAGTATTCTTTGATATTTGAATCTGTGGTATTCTTTACCCTTCTTCCCTCAAAGTTACCAGTTCCGTAATCTCCGGTTGTTGCCTTAACCTCAGTGGATACCACATAACCGTTATCACCATTTGAAGTTCTCACCACAACAGAACCAGTTCCAGAACCAGCCAGCCTTAAATCAACGTTTGCACTTCCCGTTGCCTTAATTGTTTTATATGCCCCCGATCCATTCAATAAAAACGAACCATTAGCCCAATCGCCGAGATATAAACTATAATTTGGCTTAGCCCCGCTGTATTCAGAATAATAAATACCATCACGAAATATTTCAGTTTCAGACTCTATTGCACCATTGTAATAATAGTTATATATAGAACCTCCATTCATTCTCATCAATCCCTGAGTTGGCGACGATAATAAATTAACCTGAAATGCCCCCTCCTGAACAATAGGCGAATGATCTTCAAACGTATTAAAACGCAATTTCGTTAAATACAAATTAGGATTGTCCCCGTAATCATTAGCTTCAGCACCGCTTAAATCAGTCCATGTTTTAACAACCTCTGAATCATTAGCCTTTAAATTGATACGGGTATTAAATGAAGCTGAATCACTGGTAAACGATGCACTCTTAATTTCAAGGTTCGTAATCTTTGAATTAATGGAACCCGTGAAAGAGTTGAAGGAAGATGAATCAACCTTTGCATTGATATTTGATTTAAGAGACGAACTAAGGGAAATCAAATCACTTTGCAATGCTGCATCTGTTATGCCATAGCCTGAAAGGGTTGTTGGCTTATCAGTGATTCCGGTAAATGATACTTGAACAGAGGAAGAAATTAAACCGGTTGGCTTTCCCGTTATTCCACTGTATGCGATCTGACCCGATCCAGATACCAGAGTTGGTTTCCCAGTAATGCCACTGAATGCAATCTGGGCAGAACTTGAAACAAGTGTTGGCTTACCTGAGATTGATCCAAAAGAAACTTGTGCCGAGGATGACACAACACCACTTGGCAGAACGTAGGACTGCGAAACAAGGCCGGATGGCACACCACTTATTCCGCTGAATGATATTTGGCCTGATCCAGAGACAACACCACTTGGCAAGACATACGAACTTGAAACGATTCCAGAAGGTATTCCACTTAAACCACTGTAATTAATCTGGGACGAACCAGAAACCAGAGTTGGTTTATTTGCTACGTTGGCATATTCAACGTATGAAGCTGTTGCGGATATTTCAGGTTTATTCTGTATTCCATTGTAATCTACCTGTGCAGAACTTGAAATAACGTTTGCGGGTAAGACATAGGAACTTGAAACAAGTCCACTTGGAACACCACTAAGGCCAGAGAATGTTATCTGTGAAGAACCAGAAACCAATGTTGGCTTATCTTCAATATCTTCAAACGAGACAACGGCAGAAGCGGTTAATTCAGGGAACAAACTTGAATCAATTTTGCCGTCTTCCCCAACTGCAACAACGTCACCGGCACTTAAACCAATATTCTTAAATGCTGCGGTTCCCAATATGTCGATTGGTTCAGGGATAAAAGAGTCTTCATCAATGACAGAGTTATAAACTCTGAACCCTTTATTTAGTATCGTGGTATCATTCAGCTTACACTGAAAGAAAGCATCCCTGTAAGCCCCTGAACCAATGTAATCTTTTAATTCCTGTGTGGATAGGTTTAGTGAACCGACATATTCACCACTGACAGAAGCGGTCAATGCTGTGTAGGCCAACAGGTCATTACCTCCGCCGACACCCACAGCGAAAACGTCATCAACTGAGGATGAAACGAGATTACCAGCATCGTTTAAAACACCAATTTCAAGAGATACAATATCTGCCAAATACAGATTGGGAAATGTTGAATCTTTTCTGTAATTCCTCTGTTCCGCCGTATAACCGCCTTTAAAAATATAAAATTCCATATCCTTAAATATAAGGACAAAGTTTTTTACTCATGATAGAACCCAATCTAATCGGCTTGAAACCGTGCTGGAGTCCCATGCAGAAAATCCACTGCCGGTTACTGGAGTAGTATCTCCTGTGGTATATGTCCCTCTGTAGTCCCTCCACTTCGCTGCATTCCATCCAGAAACATCCAGATTGTATTCATCCCCAAATGTCGTAACCCACCGATCATTGTAAGCCCTTCCATTCGAATAAAGGTCTTCACCGGCCGTTTCACTCATACCAAAGAAAGGCGGAACTGTATCAACGGCCTGATATATATCAACCTCAATAGGCTCCCCCGTGTCATCGGAGCCGGTCGGCTTGGTTGTCACCCTAGTTCCAACAATTGCAAAAGAACTGGAATAGTTCCATATAAGTTTCAGACATTGCCGATCAAATCGCATTAAATTATATTCGTATTCATCGGCATCAACCCCCATCCCGTCAGAGGGCAAAGTGAAATATGCGTTACCGCTTCCACTTGGCGGCGTCAGAATGTTTACCGTGTCAATTGAACTATCAGGATAGAATTTACCGGCATAGCTCACTGATCCTTCTATGGGAACCCTCGTAAACGTTCTGGTTAAAGTGTAATCAAACGTTTCTGTTATGTTCCTTATTCCGCCGGGACCATTGCCAACAAACCAAGTGGGGGTTATTTCAGTTACCCCATAATCCTTAGTCCTCTCACCGCTGATTGTGTATGTCATCTGCAAGGAACTGTAAATGGGACTGGCCTCCATGTATTCCCGCTTCTTTGTATCATACCCATCATAATCATCATATTCATCGCCGTTGAAACCGTATGCCGCATTGCCCTGAAATAGCATCCAGTCGGCAGCACTTCCACCTAAGTTTGTAACTCTGATACTCATTATATCACCCCCACCATATGTTTACTGCACCGTAAGAATCAACATGTTGATTCTCCTTAACATACTGTGCAATATCGGTAATATCCCCCATATACACAGAAGCCAACCCTATCAGATTGTAACTTACAAATCCCGTCCCCGTAATGGTTGTTCCAGAAGGTGGGGTTGATGTTGTCGTTGTTTCCACCGTGTAGGTTCCAGAAGAAGGGTCTGAAAATTCGGCATCAGCCTTCAACCAATAGTAGGTTGTTGCGGTTATTGTGTCTGTCGGCGGCGTTGAATGATTCAAAGAAGTTCCACCCATAGTTGGCATTTCTCCATTCACGTATCCATGATACACTCTGATCTTCAATGAACCACTGGTGGAAACGTCCAATAGTTTAAACGGGTGATACGTCACCTCCGCAACCGAACCAGTGACAACGGAACTACTAAAATTAAATACAATATTACTATCTGAGGGAACAACCGTAATGCCGTTCTTACCTTGGAGACTTGAAAATGGTTTCAGGAAATCAACAATTTCATTTACCTTGTCTGCAACAACCTCAGTCAGTCCGATAATATCATTTTCTTCAATCTTCTTAACCTCTTCAATCATATTGGACTAACCTTATAACTCTCCCTCATCCAAATATTACCCTTGTATCTGGATATAATACTATCTTGAACAACAAGACCATATGACCCCAAAAGATAGTAACCAGAAACACTAGGGGTTGAAGGGTCTAACCCCCCTGTATTTAAGAAGAATTCAGAAGGATCATGATTACTTGAATCCGTTGAATAACTGTAACTTTGAGCTGAAACAATTGGTATATCAGCCTCAGACGAATATGCCCCACCGGAACCGACCAAGTAAAAATCCTTAACAACCTTCATTGGGACAGCACGGCTAAAAGGTCTTCTGCCGTTGAATATACCGGGGAATGTTGCAGCATACGTCCTGTATTCCACGATTTGGGAAGGAACGTTTGCATATTGTCTAACATAGGTTGTCAGCCCCGTTGGGTCATTGTTGATTGCAACGTCCCCGACACAGTAAAAACTTGAAGATATAACCCCATTCAAAGTTGCAGGGGAATAATTTGCCGTATTAACCGCATATGGAACACTAATAATTGATGCAGTGTTACCAATGTTTGAGAATGGGTATTCCCTTGTTGTGATTCCATTCCCCGTTGGACTTGTATAAGATATATTGTAAGTTCCCATACCCCTTAAATATCAACATTACCCGTTTTTACGGGACACCTTCTGTATTAGTTCTGTCAAAAGTTCCTCTGTGGTCTTCACTGGAACCTTCTTTTTGTTGTCCGAACCAATACGGCCAATCTTGGAACTCTCGTTACTTAATTTCATGTTCCTTGCTCGATCTTCCAAGGTTCTCTTTCTGTCCTCATCAGACACAATGACACCCCTTGAACGTATCTTGCCGTCTGCATCTCTCATGGAGTCCAAAGACAGACCATCTTTCTTGGTGTCCGTCTTGGTCATACCCTTTTGAAAATCCCTCAACTCCTTACGGGACTTTTCCAAATCAATCTTGGCCTGTGTATCTTGTGGATTGTCCTTAACCTTCTGTAAAGCATCCCTACCCCTTTTGATAATATCATTTAATTTCTGTTCCTCAGTTGCGGCTTCCCAGATACGTTGTCTCTCCAAGTCCTTTAATTCCTTTATTCTTTTGGACTCTTCCTCATCAGACTTCTTTTTGGCATCAGATACTTTTTGTTCAGCCTTGGCCTTTTCATCCAAACGTTTCTTTTCTTCTTCGTCCTTCTGTTTCTGACCTTCTGCAAAGTATGCGGACGTTTTGGCTTTCAGACCTTCCAACTCTTTTTCCTTTTCCAATATCTTAATACGATTGTCCGCATGATCTGAATCAATTTTGGCAAGTCGCAATATACCTTCCTCTTTCTTTTTTGGGTCTATATCGGTTTTACTAATTTCCTTGGTCAACCTAACCTTCTCTTCCTCCAATTTAATTTGTTCGGCCTTTAGTTGTTTAACTTCTTTCTCCCGTTTATACTCCAAATCCAAATCAGACATATTACGTTCCTTTGCATCCACCTCCATCTGGTCAGCTTTTGCATTTTTCTCTTTGGTCTTCTCCCCGATCTTCGCAGCATACTTACTTGCAGCCTCCAAACGTTGTTCCACTTCAACGGCGGTCATCAATAATGCCGTTTCCTTTGGATCAAAGCCGGTGATTATAAAGGCAGATGCGTATTCAATACCCTTCTGCAATCCTCCTATGGCTACCGTTGTGGCCTTGGATATGTTACCGCTTACCTTGTCCCAGTTGTCGGCCACCTGTGCGGCTGCATTGACCAAGGGAGGGACAGCCTGGCCTGATTCAATCAACTTGTCTCTCATGTCCCTTGCCCCTTGGGCTGCGGCTAGGAGTCGTCCCCCAATCTCTTTGAAAAGGATGGTTGCGGCCCCTCCCTTTGCGATTCCGTCAATGTCCTTAATGTTCTTGGACACGTTGTCCAAATGAGCCCCTGCACCCTTTACGGAGTCCCCAGACCCCACACCCTTAATACTCTTGTCCAAACTCTTTGCGGACTGTTCAGCCTGTTTGGTCTTCTTTTGCAGTTCCGATATGTCTGCATCAAATGTTGCCGTTATTTTGTTATCCATTCTTCTCCCTCTTCAATCTGTTCAATTCTTTCATACCCCAGTTCCTTACAAGGTCCGTTAGGTTGTTACCCAAATACTCTGGGTTTTCGTCCCGTCTGATTAGTTTGATGAACTGAAAGAAACGGGATAAAGGCATCTTGGTTACTTCCCCATAACCCATGTTTGCACCCTTCATTACTTCATATATCAGTTCCAAACCGTAGTTAATCCGTGGGTAATCGGTCGGTTGGCTGACTCTCTCTGAATACTTGGACGGCAAATCAATGGTTTCATTGTCCACGTATTCCCAGACCTTACCCATGATGTAATCAGACACCGTTTCACCCTCTCCCTTGTGTTTTACGGAATATATTAAAATCTTTAGGTTCAGATACCACCTTGGAACCCATTTGCGTTTGTTGACCATGTAGAGGAAGGCCATTGCATCCCCCAACCCATATTGACCCGTAATCAACCCGTTCCGTGTTTCATCCAATATCAACAGGTGTAGGATATTAAACGGTTCCAACTCCACCCCCAACAACTCTGGTTGGGTATAGTCACCCCAAAACAAGGAATTGACTCTGATTTCCTCTTGTCGGTTCAGAGCCTCTTGCAACTTTTCTTCATACTGTGGAACGTCCCAAACTTTCATAAAAAAAGCCTACCCACTTATACGGGTAGGCTTATCCTTAAATATAAGGTGGTTCCTTTTATGCTGCTTCCTTCAAAGCCAGTGTGAATGTAGCCTGAGCCGTTGAACTACGGTTTTGGGAGGCATTCAACACAACCCATGAATCACCTGATCCAGACGGATAAGGGAACACGGAGAACTGTGCAGGTGGTTCCTCTGTAGCCGTTGAACATTCAATGGTCATGTTTGCGGTTGTTGGACCGGATACGGCTGCGAACCCTTTGAATGATCCATCAGAGTTTTGTAAGTTCTTTTCAACTGCACTTGGAGTTTTTGAAAATGCAGTGACTGTGTATGTTGAACCGGAGAAATCCAAGTCATCCAGTCCTTTAATAATTGAGTGATTGTAAGACATAATATTTTAAATTGTTTGTTTACCTTAAATATAAGGGGGATTATTTTTCCCATGCGTCAGGCTGGATTTGAAATATGTAATCATACGTCAAAACCGATACATCCTGATCCAGTTCCGTTACAGACCTTGCCTCCCCCGTTGGCCTGAACTCATCGTAATAATACAATTCACATTGAATTGGATCAATGTTTACATTGTTTCCCATTATTGACCCTCTGAGGAACAATCTACGGACCGTTGAAACCCTCTCTGGGTGGGTGTTGTTCTCCCTTGGTGTATAAACCTCAATTGTAAGGGTTGCAGTGTATTGGGAATACTCACTGACACCTGTTTTGGTAACGGCTGGTTTTTCCAAGACCCCTGTTGACGGTCCAACATCAACACGGATTGCAACCATCTCTTCTTCCCTCTTATCAGGATCACCCGTCACATATGGATTGATTCCGTTCCGGTCTAAATAGGACAGAAAAACGTCCTCCATATTCTCAATAAAATTAAACACACTCATAACGGAACTATCTTCAATTGGTAACAGTTGGTTCCCAAATCAGGGAGAACCGACTTAACAAGGTATTTGGTGTTACCTATCTGAATCCTTTGATTGGAAACGGGGTCATCTGAACCAAGTTCAAGAGCCACCATAACGGTTTGTTCTCCCTCTTCTTGGTATCCTGCAACCTCCATACGTCTGTCCCTGTCAGCATCCGTCATACGAATTACAACAGGCTGGCCGTTTAACTCTGCATCTGTTGGCCTTGCCGATATTGTGAGACGAAAAACGGTTCGTCTAAAGGAACCGTCCAGAGGATTAATATTGAACGGTAAATCTTCCATACTGCGAATAACAGGGGGATATTCCACCCCCTGTTATTATCTGATTAATTAGACAAATTTGATTGCTTTGTCTTGAGCAACTTTACCACCAACCAAGACTTCAAAAACACCTTTGATCTTGTTTTCGTTGTCGATTGAGAAGGTTTTGAATGTGAATTGAAGACCTGTTGCTTCGTCGGTTAGCAACTTAACATCTGCGGTCTTTCCGTTCTGACGGACTTGGTAACATGCGACTGCGTAACAGTCAGGTGCGATAGCCAATCCCTTAACACCGGATGGAAGAATACCAGTTGATACCTTTGCAGTATTGGAGAATCCGTAAGATTCTGGGGATACTTTCAATGTATCGGTTGTGTCTTGGTATAGAGAACCATAGATGGTTGTATCAACAATCAAACCTCTTTCAACGTCTGTAACGTTGTTGGTATCCAAACCGACAGCCAAGGTTTTAACTTTTGCGAATCCGAACGAACCGGATTGAGCTGCGGTGAAGTTTGCAGAATCTGCAAATATTGCCTTTGCAACTTTTCTACCAAAGTTCTGCAAGTGTGTTTGGTATAGGTTTTCCAAGTTAAAGGAATTTGAACTTTGTGCTTCTGCACCGATTTCAAATGTTTCATGGATATGAACCAAAGAAACTGGAATCTTGGTTTGTGTAGAACCAGAGGTATCGTAAGAACCGTTAAATTCTCCGTTATCTGTGTTGTTAGAACTGAAAAGAGGAACGTTTACGGTTGATCCAGCCTCTTTAACTTCTTCACCAAATATCTTGGAGACAGAAGGGATGAAAGGAAGGAATTTACCAAAAGCTGTTAGACCCTTTGCCAAATAAATTTCGTCATTGTATGATACGTTTGCCATAATGTTTTAAATATATAATTGTTGTTTGATATTAAATATAAGGGGTTTTATTTTTTCCCTATTATCTGTAAATTTTCATAAGTTCTGCATGGTTCTCCCGTGCAAACTTCATTCTTTCTTTAGAATCAGTAATGGATTCATACTGTTCTTTTAATCCGTTGGATTCCTTCTTTACCCCTAGTTTAATTGGGCTGAATCCACGTCTGGAGAGTTTGGTTTGTAACTCTACGTTCTCAGCTTCGACTGTGGCCTTGTCTGATTCCAAAGTTGATACGTTACCCTTTAAGGATTCGTTCTCAGCCTTTACGGTTTCCAATTCTGTTTTCAGAGTTTCCAACTCTGCCTTTAAGGATGTATTTTCATCCATAATGGCTTGGATTCTCTCTTGGTCCATTTGGTCTTCCACGGTTTCAATTGCCGTGTCTTCCGTCATGGTTGGATCACCAGCCATAAGTTTAATTGCCTTTAGTAATGCGGCATCATTGCCACTGAATTTGTCTGTTATTTTTTTCATATCTTTAATTGGTTCGTCCTGTTTCTTTGAAAACAGGCTCTTGTTTGCAGCCGGTTCCCCGACAAAATCCGCAGATTCAACTTTGGTTGGACGGAGATACTTTTTGCCGTCTATAACCTCCAAATCAGAATCTAATACCAAACTGATCCCGAACGTTTCGGGTGCATTGGTTGCCATTTCAAACAGGGTATCATATCCCTTTTGATTATGTTGTTTGAATGATTTAAGGGACTGGAAAGACCCTCTGACCTTATCCCCATCAATATATATACCGGAGAATACACCCACCGTATCAATTACGGTTGGATTGTCTTCATGGTTCATGAATGACTTAATACCCCCATCCCTTGCCAATTCGTATATCAGTTGCAGGGTTTTAAGGTCGGAATAAACACCATGTCCGATACATTCCCCCACGGTCATCAGGGAGACACCTTTTATTAATCCGTTTTCAGAATCGACGGAATCCAGTTCAATCTTGTTCAGGGAATACTTCATATAATATTAAGTATTACCCCCATCATTTTTTTGTGACAGGAATGCAGCTACTCCCAAACCGTCCGGCATCTGAGCTTGGATTTCTTCAACCGTCAGACCTGTTTCAATTGCGGTATCTTTTAATACCTTGGCTCTGTATGCGGCTTCTTTGATTAGTTGTTTGTCCAACTGGTCAGAGAACAACCCCTTTTCATTCGCAATCTGGGATTTGGTTATCAGACCGGCGGAGTATTGGGCTATATTAGTTGAAACAGATTCTTGGTCTGAAATGTCTTTGATACTAGGCCAGACCAATAAAACATCTTCGTTGGAATCTGGGGAAGGTGGTAGAGAATCTTTTTCATTCTCAGTTATCCACTTTTGAACCTTATCCAAAATTGAATCTTGTTCATCCCTGATATACTCAACAGAGGATTTCCAACGGAGTTTGTCCGAACGTGAGGAACTGTAATTGGATTTACGGTATCCAATAACAACTTCTTCCGTTGGGATACCGATTACAGCACATATTCTGTCCATGATGGACAGTTGGAAAGAGTCATAATCTGCACTCTGATATTGTGAGGCAATAGGGGTAACACTTTCCCCAGCCTCCAAGTAAATTACTGCACCGTCATCAATGTATTGATAATCAGTTCTAGCAACGGACCTATCAAATATTTCATCAACAGGAATTGCACCCGTGGTATCCCTGACCATTTCGGCATATAATGCAGGGTCCGTATTCTTGGTTATAGCAACGGAGTATTTACCCTGTTGTTTTATGGATGCTATCTTGGATTCCGTGATTACCTTTAAATCATGGATAAGGGTAATGGCAGGGGCCAATTTTGGGGAATATCTCTTTTCTGATACCCTACTTGGTGAACCGTAATGTATAACGAACTCAGCCGGAACAATTGTTGAATCTTTCTTTTCGTAACTGATCGTTCCTTTATCGGTCCAACTTCCGAAACGGTATGCAACAACCTCATTGGATGAATTGTAAACGATACCATCAGATTCCCCTTTTCTCTTGTCGTCTTCCAACCTTGGAGAGCCACAAAGTTCAGACTCTATTAATTGTAACTTGTTATCCTCTGAGAAGACCAAGAAACATTCACCGGCAATCAGTTCCTCTATGTTGATAACGTAGAGAAGTTTTTTCAGATTCCACCCTGTTTCATACCCAAGGGTTTTTAACTTCTCTTCCAACAACCTTTCTTTCAGGTCATCATATACAGGATCACCCGTAATACTTCTGATAATCGGACAACCAAGAGACAGACCGTAAACCCTACACAATGCAGCCACAAACCCGTTGTTTCTGAGTGCATCCCTCAACCATGCTATTATCTTTAGCCGGTCTGAGTGGGGTAACATGTCAGATTCCCTTTTAGGAACCGCATTACCCCAATTGTATAACCTTCTTTGCGGGGTATTCTTTGCAGCCTCATACGAAAACTTAAACGGTTTCCCCCTACTATCTAAAACAAACTTACTCTCCATATCCCAATATTCCTACATTTGCGGAACGTGGCAGACATTCCCCGTCTCTCATTGCCTCTAACTGGTCTCTTCTTCTTCTCAGAAGATTAAGACGGCTCTGCCATTGAATATTATTCGCAAAACCGCTGGTGATTCCTCCCCCAGAGGAATTATCACCCAAAGCATTTGAATAACCCAATCTGTGTTCAAGTTGGGCTATCTCCGTTGTCATCTCCGTTAGTTGTCTTGTCTGCCTGTCAGTTAAAGCCATATCCCCTTAAATATAATGGGATATTATTTTACTGAGATATACGGTGCGTTCTTGGCAAGGAACTCGGCATTATCGGTCCAGCCCTTCTTAAAGGCACGGTTCCAAAATCCACTTCTCTTGGATATTTGAATATTCAAACGGTTCTGACCTCCGTTCTTTGCAGCCATCCCAGAACTGTTGATTACTTTGATACTGGAATACACGGGACTGGTATATATGGACGTTTTACCCAACCCCGTCTTCTTATCCCATCTCTTGGACGTTCTGACGTAGGAAGGGACTTTGGATGTGTCGGCCTTCAAACCGTCCATGATTTCAACCCAACTCACCTTGGTTGATCCTCTGGTCTCCTTCATCCTCTGGGACATGGATCGAGCCTCAGACGTAGCCCGTCCCCACATGGAACGGTAATACGGGGACTCCACACCCCCAGAAGGGATTGAGGTCTTCCCTGACCAGACACCGGCATACCTGTAAACCCTTCGTCCGTTCTTGGTCTTGAAGACATACCACGTCTGATTTTTCAGACCTCCCCTCTTCCCGTTGTTGATGGACAGATACTCTGTCTGGTCGGTCCTGCGGTTGTAACCACGTCTTAACCCAATCCGTGTTAGGGTGGCCGTCTTTGCGACCTTCTCAGACTTCATGCACCCTTCAATGACCTTGCTGGCCTCCCCTCTCAGAATCTCGGGGATCTGGTCCTTTCCAAACCGTGTTCCCAAGTCTCCCAGATAGTTTTGAAAACCCTTTGTATCAATCTTCCCCTCTAACTTCATGCAGCCATTCTCCTTTTTGATATGGGTAAATATCGGGGACGTTCATTTTGAACTTTCTGGCCGGATGAAATCGGAACGTATGACGGTCTTTCAGGGACAACGGGGATATTGGATTGGTTATTATCCTTTATTACATTGTTTCCCATTTTGAAGGGTTCTTCTGACTCTTGAACCACCTTGTTTTTGAGGTCCAACATGGATGCACAGTAAGCATAGCCCATAACGTCCAAGGCTTCATTTCTGGCCCCGTCATATTCTTTGACATATTGCCAATATGCACGTCCCTCTTTGTATCTCTGTATCTTCTTTTCTGAGGTGAGTTGTTTGAAGAATCGTTTATCAAATCCAAACCCATCAGGGAAAAATATAGATTCATCCGTCTTTGCCAACGTCCCGTAAACCCAATCTTTGGCAAGGTGGGTTCCCAAAATGTATTGGGGTATCTTCCTTCTGTTGTTTCTTGAAAGTTTTATCAGGTCAGGAGGGTTGACCCCTGATCTGTGATACCCCTTACAGGCAAAGATTTGGTGTGACCGTAATGGAGCCGTGAAACTTAAAATAAAGTCCTGTTCCCCACCTCCCGAGTCCACAAAGGTATTTCTGATCTTAAACCGTGTTCCATCAACCCGTGTATATACGGTGTTAATCAGGTAGTCTTTCAACTCGTTCCAAACTTCGTTCTTTGTGGTATCACCACTTAATGCGACGTATTCCACACCGTAGGCTTTCCCCTCAGAACTCCACCCCATAACAACCAGTTCCAGACGGTCCCCTTGTCGGTCAACTCCACATGTCAGGTAATCAACCTCCCGTGGTAACGTCTGGGGGGTGTATTGTCTGATACGTTTATCAATATCCTTTTGTTCAACCTTCTCATACGTTTCTTCCCATGTCTCGCAAAGTTGGGTGTTGATAAAGGCTTTCAATGATTGCGGGTTCTTCTTCGCAACCAACCACTCAGAAACCATTTCATGAAGTAACGAGACGTATTGAGGCTTACAGCCAAGTAACCTGTATATACCGTTCAGGTGATACCCTCTTATCTTGGAATCTCCGTTGGGGTTCGTCTCCTTCCAACGTCCCTTGGCAATGATCTTCAACCGTTGGGATTCATCAATATGACCCTTGCAGGATGGACATTCAAGGTGGGCCGTTTCCGGTCTGTTCTCTTCCCATTTCACGTTGGCCCATTCCAACGTATGTTCATGGTTACAATGTGGGCAATGGACGTGCCATTTACGTTTGTCCGATCTATCCAACCAACTTGTTATTTCACATGCACCCTTGTTGGTAGGGGTTGAGGATTTGACCTTTATTGCATTGGAAAACGAGTCAGCCCGACGGTCTGCAAGATAGACGGGGTTACCCTCTACGTTGATAGGGTTGGAACTGATTTCATCTTGGATAATGCACCTACAGGACTTTGCCCTCAGAGCCTTTGCAGAACCCGCGGTTACAAACGAGATTCCCCCACCCTTAAACCTCTTTTTCTGGATCGTGTTTCCACTGTCCTTGGTCTTGTTGTCCTTTAGGAGACTGGAGAGAATCGGGGTCTCCCGAAACATCGGGGTTATCTTCCCATTACTGAACTCTGTGGTTCCATCAATGGACGGATACACCACAAGAATCTGGCAAGGGTCTATGGATGCGAGATACCCAATCAGATTTTGCAGGAGGAAGGTTTTTCCTGTCTGAGTGGCCCAACACAGGACGACGTGTTCCAGACCGTCACCAAGGAAACTGTCCATTGGTTCCCGTTGGTAGGGGATACGGTTAAGGTTGATCCGTCCTGGCTCCGGTGTCCCTGACTCGGCAACACGGTGTAACTCTGTCCACTGACTGACCGTAATACGTTGGGGAGGTCTTAGACCGTGCAGAAACCCACCCAGAAGGGTTTCAATCTGTCTCATCCGTGTATTCCCCCTCTTCCGTCTCTACCCTCTCCCCTGCAAACCTCTGAGGGTCCAACTCATCAACCAAGAGGGAGAGTGCATTTTCTATCTCTTCCCGACACACCTTGCGACCGTCGGCCACCGTTGAACACTGAATGACCAATGGGGCCAATTTCTTGTCCAAGTTCAGGAGACGGTTCCTTACCGTTGTGGCTAACTCCGTGAAATGGGATTGGAGTTTTTCAAAATCGACCAATGACCGTTCCAACATGTCAGCCCGTAGGGTTGCATACCGTGCATCAGCCTTGGCCTTTTTCAGTTTCTCCCTCTCTTGAGCCTCTTTCAGATTCTCCCCTGTTCCGTCATCAACCTTGTTCTTTCCCCTGTAATGGAGAATCAGGTTATTGATTGATTCCCATTCATACCTTCCATTCTGGTTTTGTTTAATAACACCAGTTTTTAAATAGTTTGAAATGGCCTGATTCTGAACACCAAATAAACAACCCAATTGTTTACCTGTTAACTCCACATTAAACTTACTTTCTCCTAACGGTTTCCCTACTTTACCCATACATTATAAGTATAGAGTAAATATTGTTTCCATTATATTTAATTAAATATATATGGAATACAACGAAAACGATTTAAATGCGAAGATAGCAATATTACTGGATAGGTCTGAAAGAGAATGTAAGGAACGGGCCTCATTCAGAACTGAAATCCTTAACCGTCTGGGGTCTATTGAGGAACAGACCAAGAGAACCAACGGAAGAGTTAGCCGACTTGAAGAGAAACAAGAAACACAAGAGGAATTGAATAAACAGGTTCAACCGATCTTGCAGACAGCCAAAGCAACTTGGTTCAGTTTTAAGAACGTATGTATTGCGATTGGATTCCTTCTCAGTTGTGGAGCCTCCGTATATGCAATGATGAAATAAAAAACCCACCGTTTTCAGGTGGGTTCTCTTTTATCGGTCAATTGACCATACTTCTAACTATCTCTTCAATTCGTTCCTCTGACACCTTCCCTTTTACTTCATCACCCCATGAAGCATTTACGTCTCTTGGTATGATTTGCAGGTTGGTGTAATAATTGGATTTCTGAACCAGTCCGGTCTTCTTCAATCGGATCATTGGTATAACGTGGTCAAAGACGTATTGTTTTGGGAAAAGAGCCCAACGTTTAACGTTCTCTGTTCCAAGGTGTGAAACCAAAGCTGGAAGAGGTAACCCCGTTCTCTCCAATACTAATTTTTCTGTGGAATCGGCAACAACTCCCCCTTTAATATATTTCTTCAAACCGTATTTAACGCCATACAGTTCCCCTCTGGCTTTTAATATATCGGGATTACGTTCCTTGAATGAGTTCATACCCCTGTATGTTAGTTCACGGAATCTCTCAGGGTTTTCTTTTCTCCATCTTTCAGAGATACCTTTATACGTCAGGTATTTTTCGTTGTAACTTTTGATTGGTCTTACTTTTTGTGTTTTCATATCTAATTAATCTTTGTTCGTAATTCATTCACGAACATTAAATAAATATGAATAAAAACCCGTTTAATTTAATTTATTTTCAATTTAGTTAAAATAAATACTAAATACTTAAAAAAAGTTTTGTATCAGGAAAAATGTCCAAGTGGTTTTTCGACCCCCAACGTATAAGGTATCAGGAGAACCTAAGCTTTTCAGCCGATTCCTGACCCCATAGGGGGTTTTTGATTAATACCCAATACCTAACCATACCCTTAAATATACGGAGTTTCTTTTTTTCTCCATTTAAAACCCCATACTGTCCCATTTCTTTTAACAGCCCGTCCAATTATTGACCCACGCTTCCAAATACCGATCATTTCAAATGATGCTTCATCCAAACTGTTAAAAGTTTTCAGAACCCTACCAGATTTTAAATCCAATTGTTCCACTTTGGTTATATTCGTGGGTATCTGCCCTTTTTTACTTTCTGACATTTTCTCCCGATACTCAGGACTTTTCATTGTCAAATACCTTAACTCTACCTGTATCAACCGATCAATATAATCATAATAACCCCTTATTGATTCAGCCCGTTCCATATACTCAAGAGAACTAATTAATACTGGCAACATATATACAAAGGATTTAATTTTAACCATCCTCCGTTCCATTGCCTCCATTTTTTGTTTCTGTTGTTGAATCCTAAACGAATCAGGCAAGACCCCCTTATACCTCTCACTAATATATTTTGAATAACCTTCCCTTGCCGTTTGAAAGTCTCGGGATGTTATTTTGTATGTCCGTCCCTCTTTCTTCATTGTGACCATAGCCCAGAAAGCATGAATCAACTTTGGTTCATGGGGATATACCTTGGTCAATAGTTTGTGACATATGAAATGTTCCCTTGCGGTCAGAGATACCAAATTGGATTCCTCATCAGTTCCACCCATGCACTTTGGCAAGATATGGTGTTTTTCAACGTATCCTTCCGTCTCCCTATCTCTAGCCCTATCAACTATATTAAAATAAACCTCTGACCAATCCACCCAAATAAATATCTGGGTGATTTACTTTTCATGTCAGAAATGGTCAAAAAAGTGGGATACAATGTAATATCATTCCTCTCTCCCATACTTCTTATTGAACCTACGGTATGCCTCCTTTAAAAAGTCGTATTCCCCGTTGATTCGTTTAACCCCCATCAGGTTTGCAACGGCTTTCTGGTTCTTAACCTCAATACCCTTTTCAAGAATCAACAGGATGGTTTCCAATATCCTCTTCTGTTTCTTACCGGCAATCTGAGAATATATATTTTCCCTCTTTAGGTATTCCAAGAAATCCTTTCCCTTGTTGGTGGTATATACTGGTTCAGATTCAACAGGGATTTGGTTTTTCATTTCATCCGTCAGTTCCACATTATCCAGCCGTTTATCACTTCTCATCTTTTCTTGAATCAATCGGTTCTTAATGACCCATGAAAAGAAAGTGTAACCTGATCCTCTGGTATGATCCCATTTATCAATCTGACGGTATGCAAACTCCACGGCATTATATACACTCCCTTCATCAATAATTAATTTATACCGTCTTCCGATAATTTCAGCCATACTGAAAAGCAACGGATATATTGAATCATTAAAGATTCTATTCTTTTTCTTTTCGTCCGATTCCTCCCGATACTTTTTAATCAGTTCATCCGTTTCATTAGTCCAATAATAGTTTTCTACCTTTTCTCCCATACAGAATAAATATTATGAAGAATAACTAATATTCTATATATTTATTTAAGTTTAAGTATGCAGAGTTTATTTTACTACGTCCGACCAGAAAACGCAGATTCCTTTTTTGAACTGATTAAAAACGACAATAGAAATTACAAAATCACATTAGTATCATGTATGCGTGAGATTGCAAAGAATGACCCCACCATTACAATATATGTTGATAACATTCCAATCAGTAGAAAGAAAAAGAAAACCACACTAAAGGAGTATCTAATTTCAATCGGGTATATGTGTCAGATTATAGAAGTTCAGTTAAAATAAAAAACCCACCGGGTTAAGGTGGGTTTGTTGTTTATACACCGTTCAGACGGTCCAACATCTGTTTCATTAACTCTGTTTCAAGTTCTTTGATTTGTCTGTCTATCTCTGTATTTAGTTCTGAATTTTCCATATACAGGATAAGTATATGGAATTGTTTTAAAAACTTAATTTATTTTGTTTTGTTATCCAACAACATTACCAAGGTTCCAGAATCAACAAAGTATGACACATGATACCCCCTTGCCGTATAGGTGATACGGTTTCCTCCGTCGTCTGTTTTCGTCCAATTTGCATTGGGAACCTGAGTATTCAAGATACGTTGTATATCCTCAGACGACATAGAACCCCCATCCGTTTTGGTAATCAGTAGGGAGTCAATTAAGTTTCCGTGGCTATCCCCTCTAACGTCATAGGAATACATTCCCTTGGTCCATTGTGCAGAATCACTACCCTTACCAACATACTTGGTATCTGGATAGAAAGTATTAACTGCGTCATCATAGGTATTACCCAAAACAATTGCAGGTCTGTAAACGTCTGGTTCCACCTCTTTTTGTTTAACGCATCCAGTTAGGAGGATTGCGGATAAGCACACTAACAGTATTATTTTTGTTTTCATAGTTTTTCGGTTGAGTCTCTGACCGTCTGGCCGGCTACAGGTGATTTTACAGGTGTAAAGGGCAATCAGTCACAATACAGGTGTTTGATTTCAACCCTGACTTCTGGCCCATACACCTTTTCCACAAATCGTTTATACATGGGTGCATTCTCTTCATCAGGGACGGAGAAAGACAGGGCTGGGTCTAGGTCCATCATGTAACGGGAGTTCAAAACCCCTGTCTCTTGCAGGACGTAATCCTTAACACTTGTTCTGCATTTCTTCGCAAGTTTCCTCACGTCACTTTCATTAATCATTATCCACGTTGTTTTCATATGTAAAAGTAATCAAATTTAATACTATGGGTGTAACATCTCTCCACCAATGGTAATATATCCTCTTTTTGAATGTCTTCCCCCTGATCCAAGGGTATCAATAAAACAAACTCATCCACAACTTCACTTTTAAATTTATGAAGTTCCGTGTTATTATAGTTCTGTAAGACCCTCCTTGGTGAAAAACCCCAGTATCTTGACTCCATCAAGATTGATTCAGTGGTCGGGACTACCACCAGTTTCTTAAACTTGGTCTTGTCGTCAAAAAGTGGGTTACAATGTAATATATCTTTCTTACCTTTCTTTATCTCCACTTTTATCATTTCCAATTGGTTTTCATTCAGAACTTCATTAATCAACTTGGAACATTCCTTTTCCAATTGGTCTTTCTGGGTCTGAATCAGTTTCACGTCTCCCCAGATTTCAATTCCATCAAATATCATTTGTTGGGTGATCCCCAACCGTTTCAACAGGGGAGAGTTTTTCAACTTGGAGTAGAGTTCCCAGATAATAGGTGATTCATACATTTTGTTCATGATACCTCCCATGTAATATTTCCCATCATTGATTTCTTTTAAATCCTCCATGAATTCGGGAAACTCTCTGACCAACTTATCATGAACCTTTTTATAATTTCCGGTGTATTCCTCTTTTGAATTACTGTTCAGGATACAACAGACAATTTTTTTAACTTCGTCCCGTGATTCTACCTCATTTTGAAAGAATGAATAGAAATCGACCAATACAAGTTCTCTCCACTTCTGATACTCCACCTCAGACCTAAAGAGAGATTCTGTCTCTGAAATCATCCGTGGGTGTCCTGTCTTCAAATCAATATCAAACAACAAGACTTGTCCGGTATGGGTTCTGAAATTGTGTCTGGTTTCTCTTGGAACCGTTGTCCAAGAGTTGTGATATCTCCCATCTTTCAGGGAATACACAATATTGGTTTCATCAGAGGACTTTTCAAATCTCTCTTGAAGGGACTTATTCAAACCTGAATCCCATTCCACCTTTTGACGGTGGTTCATCTTTTCCACCATTGGTTTCAGAACGGAAAAATAAAAAATCTCTCCCTCTTCCGTGATACTGTATTTCTTTTGAAATCCTCCAACTTTGTATTTCTGGGAAATACATCTCATGTATCCCTGTTGGATCATCCAACTCAGTATCTCCTTATACCTTGAACAAATACTCTTCAAAAACTGAGAGTCTAAATTTATTCCACTTCTGGTATTAAAACGAAATTTCCCCTTCTTAATGAAGGTTATTTGGATTATTTTATATATTTTATAATACTGTCTGTCTGTCATCTTCTTTTTTAACGAATGGTGTTTCCCTTATTCGTTAAAATGGGGGAGGTTTTCGAACTCCTCCCCCACTGATTAAAAAAGAAAACAAAAATCAGATAATCCAATTTCCATTCACAAATAAATATACACCAGAACAACAAAACATCAATTTATAATAAGTTATTACAGTTAAAATAACTTATTTTAAAACCATTACCTTTGGCCGGTCAGAAGTTCCCACGGAAAAAAGTTAAAAAAAGTTTGGTCCACCCCGTAGATTTAGGGGGTTCCCCTGCTAAATAGGTGTCTTATGACAAAACAAAACACACCTCCCCCACACGAATACGACCTTGAATCAGAGTTCATCTGGCAACTTGGATACCCTCTCACCCCAGATTCTTCTTCTGGATGATTCTTTTGTGTTTGTGATCCATTTTTGAACTTAAACGGGTGAATATTTCAGTATTCATCCAGTTTCTGTGTTCGTCGTCTGATTCAGAATAAACCGTTTCAAGGGTCTGGAACACAATGTCTCCCGTCTCCTTTTCGGTCTGAGTCTTACGGCCAGACCAGAGTAACCAGAGGATACCCCCAACGGACACAAAACCAATGAGCCAAGGGACAAGGGAGATTTCCAAGAGCCGGACCCAGCCAAGAGCCGTAATCGACACAAGGGCCGAGATTCCGGCCAGCTCCGTCAACTTGAAGTAGAGGAAGACCCCTGAGAGGATCAATGCACCCACGGCAACACGGTTTAAAAGGGTTCTCTGTTCCTCCTTGGCTCTCAGACTCTCCTTCTGGGCCTGATCCCTTAGACGTTGGTTCTCTCTCTCCAGCTCCCCCACCCGTTTAGCCTGGTCACGTAGCCCCTCTGTGTCCGTCCGTATGCCGTCTGTCTGTTCCTTCACCGGCTCGGCATAGGTTGACCCCTTCACCAACTCATCAATTACCCCTGTCCGTCCCTCGATGGTGTCGGCCGTCTCCATGATGTTTGGGGAAATCGGATCAACTGGCTTGGAGTGGTTCCCCGTCTGACACCCCACGGACACCAAGAGGAAAAGGAGGATGAACAACCAACGTTTCATCCCGCAGCCTTCCCCAGTCTGAGTTGTAATCCCCCGTTGTAATACCCTTCTGACCGGATTGCGTCTTTTAAGATTATCCGTTCAGCCTCAGACCATGATAAGTCCCATTTGGAATTGCAGAATTTGATGATTTTGAAGGTGAAATGACCTTTGCCCAAAAACTGTATGTCATCATTCAGTTCTTTAGAACTTCCGGTGTATTCCTTCCAATCGGAATCAACCTTTTTGACGGTTCCCCTAACCTTCCCCTTCTTTGGTTTGGTTCTCTTGGTAAACCTCAGTATCTTTTTACCAATATAGGTTCTCCCGTTCAGGTTGTTCCGTATCTCATACACAAACCCAACTGAATCTTCTTTAATACCCTCTTCCGTCTCCCAATGTCCGTAATCCATACAGATTAAATATACGGACGGTATATTTAAAGGGGATGCGTATTAAAATTGAGAATCTGGGGATGCCTTACACCGTAGATATTGACGAAACGGAATTTGATTCAATGGGGGAAGCCATCTTTGAGGGAGTTTCCCGAGCTATGGAAATCCATGTGGGGAAAGGTGAACCATTTCCCTTGGTTATTGAGTGTAGGTGCAAGAGACGGAAATACGACCTGAACACCTACATGCTACTGGTCAATATCAGTGAACATGAACTAGCAGACAGAGTATTAAAACACATAAGGAGTAAAAAAATTTATCTCCCTATGGAGTGTTTGTTTTTCTGAAAATCACTCCCTTTGAGCTTTTTCCATTTTATGAATACAATAGCCGCAATAGCCAGAACCATCTAATTCAGAAACAGGTATTACATCACCACATAACTTACACGTTGAATCCATAGTTTCCAGACAATTAAAACATACCATTTTTTCAGTATGGTATGTATCCCTAACGCAATTCCCGCACTCAATCACCACAGGATCACCACCATCTTTTACACTATAGTGATTATCCGCAGCGTAATAATTGGACACGGCAAATTCAATTGCATCATCAATCAGATATTCCCTCCTACAAGATACACATTTAAACCTGACCTCATCACGGTCCGCATTAATATCCATCATGCGAATGAGATTTGAACCACATTCAACACAACACCAGTCATTTAGTATTTCACCAAGATCAGAAACCTTCCAATCAAAGGAATCAATTTGCCCCTGAATAATACCCTTCTCATTATTATATATACCACTAAGCTCCGTAAGCTCACCCATTATTTTCTCACCCAGAACATCCTCAGGATTCCCCAAATCATTATCACGTATAATTCTCCATAAAACGTAATACGCATTTGAAATTAATCCACGTAAGGCAACGGAAGATGTTAAATTGTAAAAATGTTCAATATCATTCCTCTTATCTATAAGTTTACCAAGATTATCCCATTGAACATTAATATTCAGAAGTTCACACCGTTTTTTCATATTAAAGACATCAACCGTCTTTTTCTTATCCTTGGTTTTATCCTCCACCCATCTTACGGAATTTGTTGCAACAACCTTCTCACATGAGAATCTAACCTTGATAGCCTCAACCCCCTCCCGATCAACCATAACATATTTAACAAACAAGAGGACACCGGCCACAATATTACGAGTGGATGACAACAACCGTTTTTCATCAGTTGATTTAAAATCCTCCATTCCCATTTCAAGAGAATCAATTGCGTTCTTTAATATATTACCTGCAATATTCATATTACTTTCAAAAGAAGTAGGACCCCCAGCCGGAACTTTCCGTTTAAATACATTCAAGAAGACCTTAAACCACTTAACCAAAACAGACTTCATTTTAATTTCCTCCAACTCCAAGGCTCAATGGGTTTTGGATCATTCCACAGACCCAACTTCTCTTCTTTGGCTTTCTCTTGTGCCTCCCCATACACTGTTTCCTTCTTCGCATACTTGCGAAAATACCAAGCCATACCCTTTTGGATCATGATTAACCCCACGTCCTCACCGTCTGAGTTATGGACCTTGGACACGATCCGACCAAAAAAATCTTTCTTGTCTGGGGAGTAGTCCACCAACCGACCATAGACCAAAGTTGAAAGAGCCTGTTTTGAACTGTTCCCGTAGGGTTGGCCTATCTCGGGTGCATCAATCCCAAAGATACGGATTTTAACCGATTCCTTGGACTCCGTAAGGACTGTGAGGGTGTCCCCGTCGTGAACCCCTACCACTTTCCCCACATCAGCCAGGACAACCCCACAGAGGGACAGGAGGACGGCTAGGAGACGTATTACCACGGTCCGTAAGGGTCTGACGGAAGGAAGGAAACGGACAACAAAAAACCCCACCCTGTTAAAGGTGGGGTGAATGATAGGGGATGTAAGAGAGATTAACCCTTAGCCGTCTTCTCCACAAACTTTGCGGAACGGTTCACCTGTTTTCCGATTTCCTCAAAGGACTTACCGTCCTTGTGGAGTTTCTTAATAAGGGCCTTTTCGTCTGCACTGGCCGGACCCTTTTTCAAGGTAGATTCAGACTTAGCACGGGGGGCCTTGGTCTTGGTTGCGGCAACGTAACCGTGAGCCTTCAAAAACTCGGGGAGGTTGGCATACTTGTATTCAGAAGAGAGTGCGGCAAGTTTGGTGGCTTGTTCACCAAAGGACTTGGCCTGTGCAATCTCGGCATCAATGGCCTCAATTGCCTCTTTTTTCTTCTTTTCCAGTTCTGCGATACGGTCGGAGCTAATCATGATGTTTTGATGTATGGGATTAATTCTCTCCCTCTTTGGGATTGGAGAGGAATAGCGGAAATACCTGTCACCCCGTCAACACATTTCCCCGAGTATTCCAAAAAAAAGGGAACCCCTCCTTTATGGGGTTCCCCGTAAATTAACCAAAAACAATATGTCCTTACTCTGTCCCTATGGTCAAAACTCTTCCAGTTCCCCCTCCTTCCATTTTTCATGGATTGAAAGGAACATTTCCCACAAACGGGGATTTTCATCCCGTAGATGTTTCTTCAAACCGTAAACATACCCTTTGATGGTCGGGTCTTCATAATGTCCCATCTGATAACCGTAATCCATCCCCAGTAAATCCCTCAAACGTTCATATTCAGAACGGGACGTATCTTGAATTGATTCAAATCGTTTCCGTTCATGTTCTGACTGTTGAGGATCAACCTTGTATCCTTCAATTGGTTGAATGGTAACAGTTGGTATTTCCCCCAACTCCGTCACCAGTTCATATATGTTACGTTCTACACACTTCCGAAAATCACCAACGGTAATTTCATCACTTTCATTTCCCATGTCCTCAACCTCCCTCAAAGTAGTTTTTGAGTCTCCAACGTGAGATTATTTTGACCCCAGAACGTATTACTACGAATAATATATTTATGTCCGTCCTTATGGACGAAATAAGTTTTGAGGTCAAAACACCCATTTACAACCCTACTACGAACATAGGGAACACGTTCCAACAAACTATCATTCCACAGTTCATCAACCTTGGAATCCATTGTCTTACGGGTGAGTTTCTTAATCCCAACCGTTACATATTTCTTTCTCATATTTTATTTTCCTTTATTTTAGTTTTTAGTTTTCAGTTTATCTGAAATTTACTTCTTACCCTTCAATTTACTTGTCCCCACCTTTTTACGGAGAACGGAAACACTCTTTTTTGTCTTTACCACAGTATCAGGACGAACAAACCACTTAATTTCATTCTCTGTTTTACCCAAAAGAACTGAAATCTTCTTAGGGGAAATCTTACATTCAGTAAGAAACTTAATAATTGATTCGTCGTATTCTCCCGAGTGATACAACCCCTTACCGACCCCAACACGGGATTCATTTTCAATAGTCTTAACAATACGGTCAACAATACTGGTATTCATAATATTAAAACACTGTTTGGATTGAGTTATGGGGACACAGTAACCCCTTGGTTTTTCTGACAATTGTTTTGGGAATATCGGTATATATCCGTATTCTGTGTTACCTTCCTCAGACCGTCGGTTTTTATTCCGTCTGTCTCTCAGTTGGTGACGTTCACAACCTTAACAGAGTAATCCGAAAAACCAAGACAAAAGTTGGTTGCGGACTTGGAAAATGGGCCATACCTGTCAATGATTATTTTAACATTTTCTGCGGTTTCCCTCTGAAAAAAGTTGGATTTGGTCAGAAAACGGACCCCGAAAAAATTTTAGGACCCAAAAAACCCCCTCCATTGACGGTTGGAAGGGGTCTGGGTGGGTCAAAGTCTCTTCATTTCCTCAACCGTCATTGCAGGACGTTTCAAGTCCACACGGAAACAGGTAACGGTCTTGTTCCCCCTCTTAACGGGGTTCCTTGTGTGAACCTCCATGTATCGACGTTCTTTGATTCCCAACGTCTGCACCAACTCCTTATTGACGGAGTGAATCCCCCTGCCCTCTTCCACCATCTTGTCCCGTAAACGTCGGAACTCTTCATTCACGGCAGAGTCACCGGCAGGAAATACCACGATCTGTTCAAGGTGTTTCTGCATCAACCTCTGAATCTGTAGCCGTTCCGATTCGTTCCAATCATTCAAGATACCCGTAATATCCACACCAACGGTTGCAGAATCAGTCAGTTCATCCAACAGAGACTTCTTTGATTTGATGGTATCACGAATCTTGGACCGTTCAACCGTCAGAACGTTGATACGTTTAATTGTGTCTGAGGGGTCCAAGAGGGTTTCAACCAATACATTCAACTTTTCAATACGATTGGTTATGTCCTCAACCTTGGCCTGCAATGATTCAATTTCCTTCTTAATCGGTATGTTCAATTCTGACTTACGTTCAATAATAACGTCTTTCAGTTCAGACAACAACGGACGTTCATAATCAAATTTACTCCAACCATGACGGATACACCCTTGGTTATTAAAGGCATTCCAACAGATAAGGGAATGGGAATGAAACAACCCCATAGTTCCCCCACAGTATCCACACTTAAACAATCCATCCCAAAGATTACTTCCAGTCCGTATATTGGGTTTACCCACCCTCTTTGGATGAACAGACAAACGGGATTGGACGGTGTAAAAGTCCGTTTCTGATACTATGGATGGATAATACCCTTGGACAACATCCCCAGTTTTCACCCTTTTTCCGTCCTCACGTTTAGCCGTATGCAACTCCCCGATTACGGCAGGATTCTTCAAAAGGTTTTTCACAATCTGAGGATACCAAGCCAAACCATTAACGGTTTTCTCCCCCTTCTTATTCAGGTAGTTTGAAATGGACTTATACCCATACCCATCTTCAAGGAATAACTTAAACATCAACCGTATCTGATCGGCCTTGTCTTCAATAACCGTGAATTCCTCCCCTTTCAGTTTCAACCAAGAGGGGTAAGAGGTTTTAATTTTGATTCCGGTCTGTGCCTTTCTCCGTGCCGATTCCCATGCCTTTTTCAATCGGTCTTGTTTCTTGGCCGATTCCTCATTTGCGAGGGCAAACGAAAGAACCATCATCATAATCTGGCTTATGTCCTTACGGATACTCTCAGAGGTGTATTTGTGACCGTCCGCAATGGAAACCACCGTTACCCCCCTTTCACAGATATCCCGTAAAAGGTTCATGGCTGAAATCACGTCCTCACGACTCAGACGGTCCAGACGTTCAATTAGGAGGTAGGAGGGGGTTTCAATCTTTCCAAGGTCAACACCTTGGATGAATGCGGAAAGGGCTGATCTGGGGTCTTTGTTGTGACCCTTGAAGGCTGACACCCCCAAATCCCGAAACGTTTCCGTGCTAAGTGTGATCCCTTCCCTCTTGCAGAAGTCCTCTGCCATCTGCATCTGACGGTTGATTCCGTCCCGTGTTTCCTTGGCCTGTTGGGCTGAACTGACACGTAAGTAACTGTAAGCCTTCATTTTGATTGGTCCTTTTGGTTGATGGTTAGTTACTGTCAATATCCGAAAACGTTCCCCTGCGGCTTCATGCTCGTCGCGGCGATGAACCCCTGCCCCTGCGGCTACCTCGGCGACCCCAAACACGAATGCCGCTGCTCGCCCGCGCAGATCCAAC